GTTAGGGTGCAACTTGAGCAAACGCGTCATTTTTTGCTCAGGCGCGGATTCCTTGGTGAATGTGAGGTAGTCGCCTTGCTTGGACTTATGGGCTTTTACGGTGTAATGCTTTTCACAAACGGCCACGACAATGGCGCGGTATTCGTCAAACGTGATTCGCGCCGCCTCTGCCGCAATTTGGTCAACGGTGAGTTGTTGCTTGTCATCTGTTTTGAGCAGAGTGGTGATGAGAGTATTGAGAGTAGTCATGATGTGTACCTTTAAAAGATTCGGGGTCACGTTGACCCCACAACGAAACAGAACCATTCCGATTCGTTACACTCATTATAGCATGAGGGGTAGAACTAAGAGCTACTTGGCGGCGTGGTAGCGGCGTAATCTTGGAACCAAAGACCCCACCGTACCCCCAGAACCCCCTTTTTGACCATGCCGACCATGAAACCATGAACACTGTTCCGTAACCACTTTGTAGATTTTTATAACTTTTTGTCTAATGCCCCTACCCCCAAAATTTTTATAAAAAATCCAAGCATCTCTTGTCAAACGGTGTACACTACGTTTGTTGGTGGGGGTGCTCTAGCGAAGCACAACCTGACAAGGGTAGGCAACTGGGTGCAAATCCCAGACACCAACAACCAAGACGCATGGGGATTGGCTCCGAGAGTGCCGGAGCATAGAAGGGCAGTGCCCCCCTACCAGTCCTCAGTCGTGTTGGTGTAGTGCGATAGACGAAGGACGCTTACCGTTGGGTTCGCAACGGCGCACGGGAGAATGGACATCCCACGAAATCCAAACCCCACCAACAACCTACACGCATGAGGATTGAAGCGCACCCTATATGGTCGGCGCCTTATCTCCGGACAGTCCTCAGTCGTGTTGGTTGTGATAACCCGCCCCCGGCAGCGCGATTAAGTTCCGCGTGTGGCCACACCGCATAGTGAGTCGGGCCCAACCAACAACTTTTAAGTATCCAACACGCCAAAATAAGTTTACAATCCGCAACATCATGAAAACCCCAATCCAACCGGAACCCAAGATCTCTGTGCGTAGCGCAGTGGTAGCGTTCTCGTTTTGGAAACGAGGGGTCGCTGGTTCGAATCCAGCCGCACAGACCAAATTTCGATACTGAGCATCCCTGCAACGGGGATGCGGCGCAGATGGTGAGGCGCGGCAGACTGTAAATCTGTTACTTCGGTTTAGTAGGTTCGACTCCTGCCATCCCCACCAATAAAAAAGCCCCCGATATTTCTACCGGGGGCGTCAAGGGTTTTACCCCAACTAGGAGACAAGCAATGGATTGCGCCACTGCAAAAGTGAGTGTACACTTGCGCCAACGGGAATGCAACCCGCAAGGACCAAATGCTAGAACACCTGATTGACTTCATCCCACCTGTGGCTGCGCACGCGGCGCGGGGCACCATGCCTTTGGATAGGGCAGAGCCGGATGAAACGCTCAACGCGCAAGTCAAGACAACCGAGTGGCTCGAACGCCTAGGCATCGTGGACGACAACGCCACGCTCAAAGAAGCCGACGCCAACGCCGCCCGTAAAGTGTTCAGTGTGCTGGCCGGTACCGCGCCGGCGGCAGAAGCCAAAACCCAACTCACCCAACTCAAAACGCCAGAGGCTGTACGCCATCTGGTCACAATGCTGTCTGCCTACGACTGGGAGTTCGTGGAGATGGCCAAAGAGTTGCGCGGCATGGCCGTGGCCAAAATCTTGGAAGAGACCAATCACCCCGACGCACGCATCCGCTTGAAGGCGCTTGACATGCTGGGCAAGGTCACGGAGGTGGGGCTGTTCACCGAACGCATCGAGGTCAAGAAGACCGAGCTGCCCGACGCCGAGATCGACAAAAAGATCAAAGACAAGCTGGCCAAGTTCATGGGCGTCATCGACGCCAATGTGACCGATGTTAGTGAGCGCTCACCAACTACCATAGACAATGAAACTCAACGACCTGAATCTGACTGAGGTCGAGATCAAGATCAAGACCCTCCAGTTCGCGCTGCCCAAGATGTCGGGCGCGGAGAAGCTTGAGTTGTTGGAGATGTTGGAAGAGCGTGAGCGTCGCATGTCTCTGTCAAACGCTAGACTCGGCATGTTGGACTTTGCTAAACATGTGTACCCGGGATTTAAAATTGGGCCGCACCATAAGAAATTAGCAGGCATATTTACCGACGTGATCGAGGGGCGCAAGAAGCGCGTCATCATCAACATTGCGCCACGGATGGGCAAGTCCGAGTTCAGCTCCTACCTGTTCCCTGCGTATTTTTTAGGCAAGTACCCAGAGAAGAAGATCATCATGGGCACGCACACTGCGGGTCTGTCCGAAGACTTTGGGCGGCGCATCCGCAACTTGATCGACTCAGATGAGTACCGCGAACTGTTCCCCAAGACGTTGGTGGCCGATGACCAAAAGGCGGCTGGCAAGTGGAGCACCGCTGCTGGTGGCCAGTACTATGCTGCTGGTGTGGGCGGCGCTCTTGCTGGGCGTGGCGCTGATTTGTTCGTTATTGACGATCCTCATTCTGAGCAGGACGTGAAGATCAACAGCCGCTTGGCCTTTGATACGGCGTGGAACTGGTTCCAAACTGGGCCGTTGCAGCGCTTGATGCCTAACGGGGCGATCATTGTCATCATGACGCGCTGGAGTTTGATTGACCTCACGGGCCGACTCATTGACTACCAAACGCGCAACCCCGACGCGGACCAGTGGGAGATCGTGGAGCTGCCGGCCATCCTTGAGTCCGAAGACCCAGAGACGGGCGAGACCGTCGAGAAGTCACTCTGGCCAGAGCAGTGGCCGCTGGAGCAGTTGAAAGCCAAACGCGCCAACTTGGATCCCAAGTTCTGGAACGCCCAGTACATGCAGCAGCCAACCTCCGACGCGGCGGCGATCATCTCAAGAAAGAGCTGGCGCATCTGGCCACAAGACGACCCACCCCGCTGCGACTACATCATCCAGTCATGGGACACGGCGTTCGAGACAAAGACCAGCGCCGACTATTCCGCCTGCACAACGTGGGGCGTTTGGTACAACGAGGAAGAAAACAACAAGGCGCAGATCATCTTGCTCGACGCTTTCAAAGCACGCATGGCCTTCCCCGAGCTAAAGCAGACCGCACTCAAACACTACAAGTCTTGGCAACCCGATGCGTTCATCGTGGAGAAGAAAGCCGCTGGCGCTCCACTAATACAAGAGCTTCGCAACATGGGCATCCCCGTGGACGAGACCAACCCTAGTCGTGGCAATGACAAGGTGGTACGATTGAATGCAGTCTCGGACTTGTTCGCCTCGGGCATGGTCTGGGCACCAGACACACGCTGGGCACGCGAGGTGATTGAAGAGGTGGCGTCATTCCCCAACGGAGAAAACGACGACTACGTGGATACCACATCGCAGGCATTGATGCGTTTTCGCCAAGGCGGGTTCATTGCGCTGGACTCTGACGAGAAGGACGAACCTCTTTACTTCCGTCGCAAAGCAGCGTATTACTAAGAAAGATTTAAGATCATGGCAATCGACAAAGGCTTATACCAAGCTCCGCAGGGCATCGAAGACTTGGCTCAAAATGAAGAACCCATCGAGATCGAGATCATCGACCCCGAAGAAGTGGACATCCACGCAGGCGACACGGACATCTCCATCAAGCCCGGCGGCGAAGATGATTTCAGCCGCAACTTGGCCGAAGAGATGGACGAGGGCTATTTGCTGTCCTTGGCCGGCGATCTGGTGGAAGACATTGAAGGCGATCGCGCATCCCGCAAAGACTGGGAGAAAGCCTACGTTGAGGGCATCAAGCTCTTAGGCCTCCAGTACGAAGAGCGCACAGAACCTTGGAACGGCGCGTGCGGCGTCTTCCACCCCATGATTACAGAGGCCGTGGTGCGCTTCCAGTCAGAGATGATTACGGAGACGTTCCCAGCCCAAGGCCCCGTGCGCACCAAGATCATCGGCAAAGAAACGCCCGACATCAAGGAAGCCGCCACTCGCGTCGAAGAAGACATGAACTATGA